CGCTGAAGGTGGCTGTGCCCGTGACCGTAGGACTAGCCGTTGGAGCCGCTTCACCAAAGGCCGTGCCGATAGCTACGAACTCTGTGGTGAACTCTGAGCCGTAGATGACCTTGTTGGGGTCATTGGTCGGCAGTGCATCTTTTGCGACGGAGTTAGTCGATGCGTTATAAGTAATAGACATTGTACTCTCCTGTGGATTCTCTTTCCGAAGGTGAGTGAGGGTACTCACCGGTGGCTTTCCCCTCGGTATTGCTTAGACTGCCGCGCTAACAACAACGCCAGCTTCTGGACGATACGTCTCAACACCATACAAAGTGTCAGCCGTCATCAAGTCAGCCAAGAACTCTTGCTTGTACTGAGTCTGAGTACGAACACCCAGTTGCTCAGCCAATACTAAAGCGTCCTTGTGGAACAACAAGCAGTCGGTCTCGCCGTCAGCAGTTGCCAAGTTCGTAGATACGAAGATGTCAACGCCGTAGAGGCTACCGATCTTACCGTTGGTCACAGGCTGTCCAGTTACGAAGTCACTAGAGATGTACTGAGAAACACCCAGCATCTCGCGCTTCACAGCAGGTGGGATAACGAACACACGGCTGTCGCCGGGTACGTTGTTGTCGTCGAGGATCTGGATTGCCTGACGGAAGCCAGCGTCGTTGAACGCTACAGCAGGTCCAGTGCCGTCGATGCCATCTGCAACAAAAGACATCTGAGCAGTGAAGCCAGTTCCAGCTTCAGTAATCAGAGCAGTGTCGACGTTAGTGGCTAAGGCATAGCCAGCGTCTTCAGTGTAGAAACGTCGCAGAGAGTTCAGAGCTTGAACGTCTGTGATGTCCTCGATCAATCGTGAGTACTCGAAGTGCTGATCGATTGTTACGACCAACTCGCCGGTAGTGCCAGCAATCAGAGAAACCTGAGTCTCTGCCGCTTTAGCTGACGCGTCTCCACGATCGGGCTTAGGGATGTGAATGGTATCGCCTTTCTTGCCTACCATAGACATTGCACGTACCAGTGGCTTGACTACCAAAGACTTCTCGTAAGAAGCGATGATCTCGTCACTCCAGATCTCTGGAATGAAAGTAGCCGCTGTAGTGTTTGTTACATGATTCGATCCAAGTGCCATTGTATTGATTCCTTAGTGGGTTATTTGACCCTCTTCTCCTCATACGCTTTCATGATCTCAGGCAGTAGTGCCTCGTAGCGTTTGGGATCAGAGTTCATGAGTTCGATAATATCACGGCGGCGGTAGATCTTCTTGGCTGTAGCGCCCTCGGGATTCGACCGTGCCGTACCTGTAGAGGCTCGTTTGACCTCGTTCTTCTGGTGTTGTTTCTCAACCTTAGCGGTCTGCTTGACGACACCCTGCCGCTCTTTGTAAAGCGTAATCAACTCGTCGGCCGCCGCGAAGTCATACCGCGCGTCTGCCTGTTGATACAGTTCTCGTCTGATAGGCGAGCTAGACACCCACTCCTTGAAGCCTTGATCCTGTAGTACTGAGTCCATGTCGGGGTGTGAAGCCTTCAATTGAGCCAGTGCTTGGGACTTAGCCATCTCCGCCGCAACCTGTTGGGCTTGCTTGAGAGTGGGGTGGTTATCGATTGCTCGCGCCATAGCCGCATTCGGATCAGCGAAGAAGTCAACCTCCTCTACTACTTCCGGTGCAGACTGTTGCGCCTGTACGTTACTCTGGACGTAATCGTCAAAGTGACGCCTGAGTTCACCAACCTCTGAGGATTGTTGACCTAGTCGCTTCTCTAACTCTTGGTGCATCCGAGCAATGTCTGACGCTGATTTGCCCTTGTACTTGTCTGGAAGATCCTCTTCTGAAGGGGCCTCTACCTCAGGTTCCACAGGTGCTTCCGCCGTCGCTTCAGCGGGTGCCTCTTCAAGAGTAGCGAACTCTTCTGTGGTCTCTTCGGCTTGGTTCTCTTCAAATGGAATTGCCTTCTTTACAAAGTCTTGAGCATCTACAATGGTAGCCATATTATGAACTCCTTTGTCCCACTAGGGGAGGGGTAAGATTAAGGACGACCCCCGGCTGAGGGGCTACCGTCCTGATTAGTCACTTGTGTCTCTTATTCCACTTCATGGCGGCACCGGGGAAATCCCCACTGACACCCTCTAGGATAAAAGCCACAGGACTTATGATTGCATGGGCGTCGGAGGAACAGACCGTGCACCGGACCGCGTCTCCCTTTCTCCCATACACTTCATCTACGTTGCCGCAGGAACTACACTTCACGTCATAGATCACGTGCATCTTCTAACTCCTCTGCGGCCAGAATGCTGTTCTCGTACCCACCGAACTGCCTTAACGCAGACAACCGTCCACGGGCCTGCCAGAACTCCTCAACGGAGTCGCAGTGTTCGAGCGTGAGTACTGATACAGCCTCTTCAATCTCTTCTTGAAAGGTACGCCACCCCTCTGTTAAGAACATCGTACGGGCGTCCTCGAAGTAAGTATCAGTCATCCTTCTTCGCCTTCTTAACCCTCAGCTCGGCTAGCTGGTTCTCTAGCTTGTTCACTCTGTCGAGTAGGTCTTGGAGGTACTTTGTGGTTGACTGTACTAGCTCGTCGAACTTCTTCTGATCTACCATGATTATCTCTCCTTGAGGTCATGTCAGGTGCCCCGATAGCAATGCTGGGGTCGTAAGTGATAGTGTGTGGGGTGTGGCTGTTGTTGCCGTCCCCGATGTTAATGATAGTCGTGCATCCCGGCAAGAAGCACAGGATTAGTAAGAGTCTCATACTTCGAACTTCTTTTGATACATGATTATCTCCTCGAGGTCAGAGGCTGTTGACGATGTCATTAAGCGTGCTGGTGATAGCGTCTCGTAGTCCCTCTACTGTTGTCTCGTTGGAGACAGCCGTTCGGAGGGCAGTGAAAGCACTAACCACCTCAGCTCTTGTAGCGATGCCCGTAAGCTCTGAGCCATCCCCTACGAACTTGTTAGCTGTAACTGTTCCGGTGAAACTAGAGTCATTACTTATCTTGGCCCCAATGAAGATGGGATCTCGTAGGCCAGTAACCCATAGCTGATCACCGAAGTATTCAACGGTGTTACTGCCGATGTCTCGAAAGAATGAATCTCCATCTTTGCCGTCGGCTCCATCTTTGCCGTCGGCTCCATCGCCACCCTTAGGTCCTTCTGGTCCTTCGGGTCCTTCTGGTCCTACAGGTCCTTCTGGTCCTTCCGATCCTCCACCTGCTACGTCTTGTAGGGCTCCTATGGCTTTCCGAACTTCCTTGTCCAGATAACCATAGTAACCATCAACGTAAGTCTTAAGATTAACCATAGCTTCTCCTTACATCATGCCCTCAGGAGGTTGTGGCTGTGGCCCGGATGGCTCAGCACCTGCTGTGAGCTGTTTAACTAACTCAGCCTCGGCTCTACCCTTGGCCCCTTCCATCTCTACTCGTTCTCGTCCTTCGATCTGACGCTCCTTCAGCAGTAGCTCAGCCATGCGGATACGCTTCTCGAAGTCCTTGTCTACTTCGCCATCGTTGTTCTGATCGCTGTACTTAAGGGACACTTCTTGTGGCGCAAGCTGTGCTTCGACGTTGTACTTCTGACCACGTGCCTGCGACTCAGACGCCTGAGCGTTGAGTAGCTGTACTTGGCCTTGCGTGATAGCCATCTGCATCTGCTGTTGCTGTTGCTGGGCCTGCTGTGCTTCTGGGTTAGGCTGGTTGCCTGCCTCAATAGCCGCTATTAACTCCTCACGGTTACTGACGTTGAGGTGGTCAATGATGCCCTTGAGTACAGCGCCGTGTGCTGGCGAGTCAGGTGGTATTACTTGGAGGATCTGACTGAGCTGTGCAACCTCGTACTCACGTGCCATAGCGCCAAGGCTAGAGAACGGGATGAAGTTGTAGTCACCAATCGGGAAGTCCTCAGGTGCGAACTGCATGTAGCGGAAGGCCGCCTTGCTTACGAAGGGAAGCAGGAAGTTCTCTTGGAAGTTCACTAGCGTTCGCTTCTGTCGCTTCATGACGCCGCCTTGGGCCATCGACTGGCCTGCGGCCGTGACGTCGTTCTGTGCCATTGGTTGACTATCGCCAGCGCCCGTGGCCTGCGACACCATCTGCTGGAGCTGTGCCCCTTGCTGGAAGGTGATAGCATTAAGCTGGCCGAAGTTGAAGGGCATGAGTGCCTCGGAGGGCGAGCCATTCGTCAGGAGCATACGGCCCGGACGTACTTCCAGCTTGTGCCCACGTGGGATACGTGTAGCATCTACGGCCATCATTGGGTGCGTAGTAAGGGCGAGGGCGTCGATACGTGCCCGAAGCTCTGCGTCTAGCGCCTTCTGGCTGTGGTATCCTTTCTCGCATACGCCACGTCCCCAAAAGATTGAAGGTACGACGTCCCACTGGAACGCTACGATGGGTCTATCTTGTGTCATGTAGGGATTAGGGATCGCCTTGAGGACAGTACTCTCGTTACCTAGCACTACGATAGCTTCAACGTAGTGGCCCTCTTGGTCGATCTCGTCGTCGTCTACGCCCTCAGCGATGAGGTAGTCACGTGGGACCTTACCGTAGTACTTAGTCAGACGGATACGATCCTTCGGTCGACTGTCGATTGAACCATCGAACTCGATCTCATCGTCTGCGGCTGACTCGCCTATGAACTCCTCGTCCCTGTAGACGCCTTGCTCCTGTAGCTCCTCCACGATATGCCGACTCACATATTCATCAATGGCG